GCCGATAAACCAGTTGCACCTAAGAAGATTTCTCCAAGATTACAAAAAGCAACAAATACACAAGACGAAGATACAGATCCTGATTTTGATGATACTGAAGATGACATTAATAAAATGCCATCAATTTATAGATTAGATGTTGAAATTGACCAAGGCCACGCAGCTCAATCTAAAACTAAAATTGGAGATATTGTTGGCAGCGCAAGAAACTCGCAAAAAAGAGAAAAGATCAAAGGTAAGCCAACGACAAAAGCAGATCGTAAAAAATTCTTAGAAGATTTTCAAAGAGAAGCTGGATCTATACGTTCCTCACGAGGACGCAAAGATGGCTAAAAAGCCAACCTTTGAGAGTCTAATTGATTCAATAAATTCCGAAATTGTAAAAAGAAAAAATAAGTGGAATTTAACAGCAATTAATTGGATGGATTTTAGTGATGTATCGCAAATCCTGCGAATACATATCTATAAAAAATGGCATCTGTATGATCCGAATAAACCTCTTGCGCCTTGGGTTAATAGAATTATTAGCAATCAAATTAAAAATTTAATTAGAAATAATTATAGTAATTTTACGCGCCCTTGTCTTAAGTGTGCAGCAGCGGAAGGTGATGATGGTTGCGCTATCTATTCAAATCAATGTAAATCTTGTCCACTTTATGCAAATTGGGAAAAGAGCAAAAAGAATGCTCACGATACAAAATTAACTCTTAGTATAGAAAATCATCATCAAGAAATCAACGATAAGCCAACAGATAATTTCAATATGGAGAAAACTGCAGAGAATATTCACACAAAAATGCAAAAAGTTTTAAAACCCATCGAATGGAAAGTATATCAACATTTATATATTGAAGGCAAAGATGAAGAAGAAACAGCGAAATTAATGGGATACAGAACAAGCGAAAAGAATAGAATCGCAGGATACAAACAAATTAAAAATATTAAAAAGATTATTATAATAAAAGTTAAAAAGCATCTCTATAATGGAGACATAGACATTCACTAATATGAGCGAAAATTTACCACAACTAACAGAAGAGCAACAATTAAAACTATTAAATGAATGGAATAATCGTCCAGATAATCCACCATCATTAGTAGAGTTAGTTAAGTTAGCTTTTGATAGAGACGATCTTGATGGTAGAAGCAAAGAGGGTAAAGCTGTTAAAGAATTTTTAGCATCCAGATCTATTAAACCAAGAAAAAGTCACGAATACCAAGCAAAAGGTCTTAAAGAATTAGATAACGATCAAAAAGAATATATTAGTAACAATTGCCACACAATGACTGGACTAGAGATGGCAAAGATTTTATTTAAAAATGAAACATTAACAAACTTATGCCAAGAAACAAGAAGCGTTCTTGAATACATGAAAGTTATACCAAGTAATATAAAATTTAATAATAATGAAAATGAAGAAGTCGTAAATGGAGTTTATAAACCACCTCGCAGTGAAGAAAGAACTATAGCTAAAATCAATAAATATGTTCTAGATGGTATTGATAAAACAAAAATAACTCATGCTCAAAAAAGAGAAACTAATGCGCTTATTGGTTATATGAATACTCATAGATTTATTCATCAAATTAATCTTTACGACAATGAACCAGACCGAGAATTATTCGAAAGTAGTTTTATAAGATATACATACAACAAAGGAGACTTAACTCAAGAAGAAGTTGATCAATATATTGTACTTTGCACAGAAGTATTAATATCTTCTAATATTCAACAAACAATTACTGTATTACAAGATCAAATTGATTTAGCTATCCAAGAAGATGGTAAAATTCCTATGGCTTTAGTAGAAGCAAGCAATACTGCTCGTAAAGAATACAATGATTGCGTTAATCGTCAGCAAAAATTAAATAATGATCTTAAAGTAAAGCGTAGCGAAAGACTTAGCAAGCAAGTTAAAGAAACAGCTTCAGTTATTAATCTTGTGCAAATGTGGAAAGAAGAAGAGAGCAGAGCGAAGCTATTGAAAATGGCAGAAATGAGAAAGCAAGTTGTAGAAAAAGAAATCGACAGATTATCTACAATGGAAGAAGTTAAATGTAAAATCTTAGGAATTTCTAAAGACGAAATATTGAACGGATAATTTATGCCAGTTATATGTAAAGTTGATGGTAAACAATTTAAAGACGATAAAGCTCTTCATATGGCTTTAAAAGGATATGGCCTGAATAAAGTTAAATACTATCAAAAGTATTTTGAACGCAGAGATTTATTAACAAACGAATTAATTAATTTTAAAACAAAAGAGCAATATTTAAATAGCGATTTTAATGATAAGAATAATATGAAGAAATGGCTCAAGGCCCAAGCTCCAGAGAAAGCTCAAGAGTATTGCAAAGAATTATTAATTAAAAGAAAAGAAGTTAAAAATCTTACTTATTCACCAACTCAAGTTGAACTTAGAACAATCATGGCACCATCTATTATATTTTATAATACTATATTTAAAGATTATTATGACATTTGCTCCTCTATTGGTCTAGAGAATAAATTCATTCATCCTAATCTTATAGGAGATCATTTTAAAAATAAATTAACAAACAAAGATACAATCTATGTTGATACTCGCGAGCAAAGTTGGCTTAAATTCGATATTCCTTTTGAAATTAAAACTCTTGGGTTTGGAGACTATGCTTGCTCAAATGATAATTGTGGTTGCTTTATAGAAAGAAAAAGTCTTAGCGATTTTATTAGTACTCTTAGCATCAAGAATTTTGATAGATTTAAAAATGAAATCGAGAAGGCTAAAAAGAATAACTCTTATATCATTGTTATGGTCGAAGAAAAGTTAACAAGTGCTTTAAGTTTCCAATACCTTCCTCATATTAGCAAAAAAATAAAAGCAACACCAGAATATATATTCCATAATGTGCGAGAGCTTCTACAAACGTATGATAATTTACAATTTCTATTTGTTGATGGACGAGGAGAGATGACTAGAATAATTGAATCTATTTTTGCAAGTAATTGTTTTTATAAGAAGATAGATCTTCAATTAGCTTATGATATGAAACTTTTATGATATATTGTCCAGATAAATATCTAAGAGAAGTTAAGGATGTGAACGCAGAACTTTCACAATTAAAAGGCTTTCTTAATGATAAAGAAGCAAAAATTACTTTAGCTAAATTTCTTAGAGCTAACCTTGGGTTTACAACAGAACTTATTAGTGGAGTTAAGCTAGCTCCATATCAAGAATTACATCTTAAAGCTATGATGAATAGAAATTTTAATATGTGCGTATTTGGTCGTGGATGCGGTAAATCATTTATGGCAGCAGTATTTTGTTTTCTTCAATGCGTATTTGAACCTAACACTAAAATTCTTATTGCTGGTCCAACATTTAGAACCGCGCGGTTTATTTTTAATAATCTAGAAAAAATTGTGGATGGCAAAGGCGCGGAATTATTAGCTCAATGTTTTGGAGCAAAAGCTAAAAGAAACGATCAGTTTGAATGGCAAATAAATGGGGGAAGCATTGTAGCTATTCCTCTTAACGGAGAAAAGATTCGAGGTTTTCGCGCAAACATTCTTGTACTTGACGAGTTCCTTTTGCTTCCAGAAGAAATTATTAAAAATGTTTTGATGCCATTCTTGGTGGCTCCACAGAATATGAAAGAACGAATGGAGATTCGTGAGTTTGAAGATAAACTAATATCAGAAGGATTAATGAAAGAAGAAGATAGAATGGTATTTGAAAATACAAGTAAGATGATTGCTCTTTCATCTGCGAGTTATACATTTGAAAATCTTTATAAAACTTATAATGAATGGTGCGAAAAAATTAATAGTCCAGAAAGAGGTGAAGCTACATATTTTGTAAGTCAATTAAGTTACGAGGCTCTTCCAGAGGAAATGATTGATAAAACAATTATTGAAGAAGCTCAAGCTGGCGGATCAAGTCATAGTGGATTCTTACGAGAGTATTGTGCGCAATTCACAGATGGTAGTGATAGTTATTTCAACGCAAAAAAGATGGAAGAATGTACATTAAAAACTGGGGAATCTCCTCATACCTTAATGAAAGGTGATGCCAAGAAAAAATATATTCTTGGAATTGATCCTAATATGAGTGATAGCCCTAATGCGGATTATTTTGCTATGGCAGTTATGGAATTAGACGAAGAAAAAGGTCAAGGTATTTTAGTTCATACTTACGCAGGTCTTGGTAATTTAAAAAATCACGTTAATTATCTTTATTATATTTTAACTAATTTTAATATTGTATTTATGGTTCTTGATAACGCAGGTGCTGATACATTCTTATCTGCATGCAATCAATCTACTTTATTTAAAAATAATAGATTAGAAATTAAAACACTAGATATAGACTCAGAGTTAGAAGGAGTAGATTATGATTTAATGATTAAAAATGCCAAAAATAAATATAATCTAGACGATAAAAGAATAGCATTTAATCAAGTATTCACAAGTAATTTTATTCGTAAAGCAAATGAATATCTACAAGCA